GGCAGAAGGGAAGACTGGAAAACTTGGATTCCGGGAACAGGTTGGGTTGTTTCTGGGAAATGGAGAGGTTCCGTGGGGGAAGGTGAGGGAACGGGTTCTGGCGGCAGGAGGGAATATTTTTGATGTGGCTGTGGTGCTGGGGTGGAGGCTGCATGAAGAGGGGATGCAGGAAGCCGCGAGAAGGTCGAGCTGGTGGGGGAGCGTGACGCGGGAGGCTTGGAGGTCGGTTAGCGGGACCACGAAAGGGAGGCTGGATCATGTTCTGTGAAGAGTGTGGGGCACTCCGCGAGATACTGGAAGCTGACGGGTATCGGCGGGAAGATGCGGAAACGTTGCTGGACGGGGCAAGGGAAACCGACCTAGGCGGGGAACCTCCGGAAGAGATGTTTGAAGAGTATATCTTCCGCTCCGGGTCAGATGATCTGTTTAATTATAAGATTCGGGAGGGCTGAATGGACACGATAAAGCTCTCCGGGGAAATGCACGAAATCCAACTTGACGCGGAAGGAAAAGCGATGTATACTGAAAAGTATGAAATTGTCCCCACGATTATGCGAAGGGACGGGCTCAGTCGGGAAGATGCCCGGCAGCTGGTGGCAGAGGCCCGCGAGGAAGTGATGAACGGGGCTGATCCGGAAGAGTTGCTGGCAGAGACTTTCGGACTTGAGCCGGATTATGTGATGGACTTGCTGTTGGGGCTGTACTAGCGAGGGCTGGTCAAGCGGGTTGGAAGGCTCAGCCCGCTTGCACGGCGATCTTGCCGAGTTGAAGGAGGTTCAAGATGGACTCGTATATAGAGTATAAGGATGGAGCATCGGTCCCGGAACAAGAATTCCTGCGCGGGGAGCACATCACCGTGGTGAAGTTGATGGAGATATTCCCGAAAGACTCTTACTTCGGGGACACGGAACTGATCGGCGCGATCTTCGTACAAGCGAGTCGCGGTGCGTTGGGGCGCTGGCGGGATGATGGGACATATTACATGGAAGAGACGCGGGTTGTATTCCCGGACAGTCTTGCGAGAAAGTGGGAAGGAGTTACGTTTTCCTTTTACTCTGTGAAGTTGCATCATTTGTTTTCAATCTGAGGAGAGCAACATGCGTAAATTTACCAAGCGGGAACTCTATCTCGCCGCACAGGAGGGCGAAGGGTTCTGCCGGAAGTGCGGTGCGCAAGGGCCGGTAGAACGGGAGGAAGATGACGGGGAAGGGCTGTTCCTTCCTTGTGAATCCTGCGGAGCCCTGGGGATGATGCCAGCGGAAGGGTTACTGGCAGTCCTCGAAATGATTGACCTTGGGGAGGACGGGCTATGATGACCGTGAGCAAAGGGCGAGGGGAGCCGCCAGAAGTGAAGACGCTTTATGTAACCTACGGGTACGGGTCGAACTTGAAAGATTGCTACTCCGTCGTGCAAGGAAGTTCGTGGAAGGCCTGTTACGATCGGATAAACGAAGTGACCTCGGGGCAGTATGCTTTCACCTACACTGCGGAAGAATTCGAAGGGCAGGTCGAGCGTTACGGGCTGCGGGAGGTTCCGTTGCAAGCCCAGGTCTTTCCACCCCCAACGCAGGACTAACCCCACAGGAGGCTCAACATGCTGCGAGTAGGTCATATAAAGGGAGAGTGTAATCTCCGGGAAGTTCGGCTGGCTTATGGCCGGAACTGGGTCTGGAAAGAAGGGGAAGCCCGGATGAATGATTCCCCTTGGGGCGGAGTGGAAGTCCTCGGGCGGGTAACGGCGGGCCACTTCGCCCAGCGGTTTATCGAACTCCTGACGGGAAAAGAGGACTACCCCGGTTTCCTCCTCGGCCCAGAAGTCTCCTTCGCCCGCTGGGAATCCCAGATCGGGGAGTGGGTTTATTTCGTGGAACTCACCTGGGCAGACCCACAGGTTCTCCTCGGAATCCACCTTGCACCACGGGCGGAACTCTACTTCAAAGGAGAGCTGTCCTGTGGATATTGATTTCTTCTGGAAGATGGCTTCCTACATCCTCGCGCTGATAGCTATATGGTGGCTGATCGACGGGGGCGAGTAAGCTCAAATCCGGTGGGGTTGTAGAAATATGCAACCCTTGCTGGACAAACGTATTTTTTCATGTATGATGGTTATTCGTTAAAAACGAACGGGGAAACTTCCCCACGGGAGTAAGGGTAATCGCCCGAAAGGATGCCCAACTTTAGGAGTCTCAAAATGAGCGAAGAACAAACTGCTGTTGCCACGAAACGTGTTGCTGCTGAAGTCGAGCAGGTCCAGATGGAAGATGGCCGGACCGTTGGGTTCGCAGGAAAGAAGCGCTTGATCAAGGAAGTCATCATCGAAGGGAACGTGGTTCAGGTCCGCTTCGACTTCCGCAATGGCGTGACGCGCACCTTCACGGTGAGCAAGCCGAACCAGCTCCAGCTGGCCGGTCACGGCGCATCCCAGAAGATTGGCGACGAAACCGCCGGTCTGGAAGAACTCGACGATATGGTCGTGGCAGTGGATGACATGATTGCCCGTCTGGAAAAGGGCGAGTGGTCTGCAACCCGTGCGACTGGCGATGGTTTCGCCGGTGCTTCCGTGGTCATCAAGGCCATCTGCGAAGCAACCGGGAAGTCCGTTCAGTTCGTCAAGGACTTCCTCCAAGGCAAGCTGGACACGGCCAAGGCCAGGGGCGAGAAGTTGTCGCGGGCCGAGCTGTATGCTTCCTTCCGCAACCCCGCTACCAAGACCGGCGCGATCATCGCCCGCCTGGAAGCGGACAAGAAGGTCAAGGCAGAGAAGGTCAATGCCGACGACCTTATGGCTGAGCTGAACGCTTAACCAAGGGCCGGATTCATTCGGTCTGCCCCTGCCACAAGCGGGGGTTTTCCGAAGGGACCCGCGGGAGGGCAACCTCCAGAGGACTTTCAAGGGGACGAGCCACGCTTATCTCCGAGTCGACAGGGACTTGAGCCTCCACTTGTCGGCGGGAAGGGGGAGGGGGAAACTCTCCCCCAACTTTCCTTCAGAGGCTCATTGAAGAGGCTCACTCTCATGATGCAAGAAACTGGTAATGATAGCACTAACTCGCCCTTCGAGGAGGTCGCAATGAAAGCTGGGATGCCCCGGAAGAATGTCCCGTTGCTGAGCCAGGGGCTGATCGGGTCCGAGAGGCTGGTGCAGAAGTTTGAACGCTACGACCCCTGGCCAAGTATTCCGTTTTACAAGCCAGCTCCGAGGATGACGTTGCGGGAAAAGTTGATTTTCGCGGTCTTCTCCATCGGAGTGTTTTCATGGATTCTGTATCTGGAGGTGTGGAAATGACTGAGAAGGAGCAAGGGAAATGAGTAGTGAAAACGCACTTCTACCAAGAGTATGGGAACTTGAGCGTTCTCTTGCAACTGCGGTTCGGGTAAATGAATCCCTGCGCAAGCAACTCACCGCCACCGAAACAAGGCTCGAAGGCGTGAAGCAGCAGCGCGATACCGAACGAACCTCGTACCTGAATGAGTTTGATAAGAACCAAGTGTTAATCAAGCAACTTGCTGACAGTCAGAAGCGTGAGGTGATGCTGCGTGGTTACTTGGAGAGGTTGGCGTGTCTTGGCAACGGAGACATGCACGGCAACTCAATAGGCAACTGCATAGCGCAAGAAGCACTCGCCGCTACCACTGACCTAGATGGTCTTATCTTGTGCCATGCGGAGGAAGTTGCTTGGTACATTCCTGAAAAGGACTTATCTACCACGGATAGCGAATGGGCTGCTGAAAACTCAGAGATGTGCGAACCACTCTACCGCGCAAAGGAGCAAGGGAAATGATTGAGTTCTACCAGTGGGCAAGTGACAACTTTGTTTCGTTTGTTGCTGTAACCGGAGTTCTCGCCGTTGCCGCCGTTTTGGTTATTGAGGCAGCACGGAAGGAGCAGAAATGAACCCGATAGTTTTAGACCAGATAGTGCGCCAGCAGGAAGATATCGAATCCCTGCGCCAGCAACTCGCCACTTTAAAAGCTGAAATCAAATCCATTGGGAAGGCGATTGATGATCCACGCACTGATCTAACCATGACCATGAGTGAAGTCATTATTGACCAGAAGCAGCAACTCGCCGCTGCCCACGCGGCCCGCGTTTCTGCCCAAGCATCCGGGATTCGGCTGCTGGATCAGCTTACCGAGGCGAAGGAAGAATGCGACACACTTCGCAGAATCCACGCGGAGAACATTGCCATCCTTGAGCGCAAGACCGCGCAAGCTGTTGCCGCGTGCAAGCTGAAGGACGAAGCACTTGAAGGACTCATAGACACTATGGATTTGCGGCTTGATGACGACGACCTATCGCTAGAAACACGCACAGCGTTTGAAGCCCTCGCCATACAGCCAGATGACTCTGTGCTCAAGGCTTGGCTCGGGGAGCCTGTCGCGTGGAAGCATGATGATCCAAAGAGACACGATGCAATAACCGATAGCGTCAAGGAACTGCTACACCGCGCTAATTCAGAGTATATGCACAGGCCCATAGACAAGACCGAGCATTACACGATTCCACTCTACTCCCCAAAAGGACTGAAATGAACAGCGCCCTCATAAAGCGGCTACGAAAGATAGCAACGCTGGAGTCAGAAGACTACGGAGCCGAGCCACAAGATCACTCATCTTGGCAAGCCGCCGACGTGATTGAGCGCCAAGCCGCGCAGATCGAGATGATGCGGGATGCGCTTACATTGATCGCCCTTGATGACTGCTGCACGGACCCTGCACCGATAGCGCAGAAAGCCATCGCCATTCAGCCCGACGATTCCGCGCTCAAGGCGTGGCTAGGTATGAACGTAAAGCAAGCCGAGCATTACACAGTACCTCCCTTTCCCCGAAATTATTGAAGTAACCACTACCTTTAGGAGAAACAAAATGACTGAAACCAAACCTGATGCGCCCGCTAAGGGCTTTGCCGAAATTCGCCGTGACCAAGTGTTCGAGGCGATCAATGGAGAACGCCACTACCAAGAAATGAAGTGGGGCGATCTAGTCGATCATCCGCAGAGCGTCGGTGCTTACCTGACCCTGATGCGCGTGCATCTGACTCGCGCCGAGAACGATTGGGCAGGTTCCGACGGCAATATTGAGGCGCTCCACTGCTTGCGCAAGGTTCTGGCTATCGGCGTGGCCTGTGGGGAGCAACACGGGATGCCGTGCCGCCCTGATGCGGAACCTCCGCTGCGTGCCAACCGTTTCTTGGATGACGAACATGAGTGACGGTGGTTATGGCGACGGCTACGATGCCGGATTCTCCGAAGGGGAAAAAATCTGGAAGGCCAAAGCCCTAGACCTAGAAGTGAAACGCGACATTGCCGTTTCAACGCTGGAGCGGGTTAAGGCAGATAGGTCTGTAGCGATGAAAGCACTGGCATCGCAGTGTAACGAGACGAGGAGGCTCCGCGCCGAGTTAGCGCTGGCAAAGAAGGCTAGCGTCACTCTCACCGGCAAAGAAATACGAGAACTTGCAGAGTTTGCTGGTCTTCAGGTCGTTGAGCACAATTATGTCGACGCATACGAAACCGAGATCACCGTTGAAACGCCATCAGGCTTTTTGCTGAATGATGACGGGGTGGAAGAGCACTACCGCCTGATAGCCTACTTTACCGAAGAACCGGAAGAAGGTGCTATCGGACTCGGGGATGTTCTACCAGCAGTACCAGAGCCGCAAATCAACCTCGAAGGCTACCACGAGGCCGGCAGTTCGTTGGCCGGGAAGCGGGATGCGATACCGGAGGGCTGGGTGGTGGTGCCGAAGGAGCCGACGAAAGAAATGCTACAAGCGGGGTTTGATGTGCAAGGTAGCCACCTATACGGATTAACCTATAGCGCCATGCTCGCAGCCGCACCGAAAGGAGAAGAGTGATGAATCCAAAAGGAATGGTCTGGTGGAGATTCAAGAAGGCAATCCCTTGTGAGTGGCGGTTTGGCTACGCTACTCAGGTTAATCGTGAAATGACGCGTATGGGCCGCTGGAACGGCGACACCGACGGCGGATCAGTCGTCTCAACAGGAGAGATAGAGTGGAAGCCTTACTAAACCTGAAGTCTGTGTTGTGTGACCCAGAAGGGTGCGTCTGTATTTCGGGAAGCAACGAAGACACTCACATTATTCAAAGCTCTCTTACCGCCATTGAGAAAACCATCGAGAAACAAGCCGCGCAGATTGCAGAACTACAAGAGCAACTCGACCTCCAAATACCTGCTAGCGTAATGGCCCAGCAAATGCGAAAGATTGCAGAGCAAGCCGCGCAGATCGAGATGATGCGGGATGCGCTTTCCAAAATTGAGTATTTGGAGTCTGCAAACGGATGCATTATGTCAGCAGGAGATTGCAGCAGCGTCGCAACTGAAGCCCTCTCCACCACCCCCGACCAAGCCCTTGAGCAGTTCACAGGGCGGGTGCGGGAGCAATGCGCTGAGGTGTGCGAAGAACATCAAGGAAGCGCTGAGACATGCGCTGCTGCGATCCGCGCCATCAAGGAACTTCCCTAGCCTACTCCACCAACATAGATTTTTCATCCCTTGCTTGACGAACATGTTATTCTCATGTAACATGAACACATACGGTTGATTCCGACCGTTTCTTCCCAGGAGGCTCATACATGTACTACCCCCGCAACACTTCCCCCGCACCTGCGCGGGAATCTTATGTAACCCGCGAGGCTTATATCAATGTCCCCGTATCCAAGGTCGTTGAGGGCAAAGGCGCTCCAGAACTCGTCGTAACGGAGAAGCAAGTCTTCCGCCGGTTCTTCACCACCCGCCCTTGGACCAAGGAAACAGCCCTCACCTACATTGGTGCTGGCGGTCGCTTCGACTTCAACCGTCCGATTGACTTCGAATCCCAAGAAACCAGAACTGCAGCCCTCGATGCCCAGGCAATCCGGGACTGGCTACTATCAGGAGAGCGCAATGCCACGTAAGCCCTCGATCACCCCGAACAAGCACCTTCATACGACCATCCCCGCAGATCTGGCTACGCGCCTCGACCTGTTCCTCTGGTCCGATGTCGAACAGCGGGTTCCGCAGGGTGCTTACCAATCCTTCATCTGTGATGCCATCAGAGATTTCTTCAACAAGCGCACGGTCGACGTAGCACCTTACATCCCGGCGGCTACCATCGGGCAGTATCTAATCACGGCAACCCCGGAAACCCTGAGGGCTGTGATCGAAGTGTTGAAAGGAGCGAACGCAGCATGACCACCTTCTCGCAGACAGTCACCCTCGACTTCGGCAACCTCGGAGAGCATGAAACCAAGGTCGATTATACCTACACAGCGGGGCGTCCTGGCAAGATGTACATGCGGAACGGCGACCCAGGCTATCCCGACGAACCGGCGGAAGTGGAAATCCTGAACGTCTGGCTCCACGAACTCGACGTTCTCCAGTACCTCACCGACAAGTCTTACGACAGCCTTCTTGACACCATCACCAGCAATCACTCTTACGAGGACTAATCATGGCATCCCCAGAACTCAACGCAAAAATCTCTGTCTGGCGGCAAGCCGCCCTCGACGGAACCCTTTCCCCAGAAGACCTCCGCCAAGCACTCGACGCCCTGCGCGGGGAACGTCGTGGAGCCGCTGTCGCCTCGGACAAATCCCGCAAGGCGAAGGCGGTTCGTGAAATTCCCTCCGCCGATGACCTGCTGAACGAACTCGAAGGACTCTGATCATGACCGTCACTGTCTCAGTCTATCTCACCGATGGTAATCGCGCAGAGTATCTTCGCGCCTCCACCGACCAAGAGCGCCTCGACGCGGCCTTACTCTACTTCGGCCCTACGGACATGACCAAGTACTGGACCAAGCTCGGAACGGCGGAAGTCACTGTAACCTGGGCGCCGGAAGCCAACATCCGCGAAGCCGAACTCGCTTCCGTCGATTCCCAGATCGCGGAGATCGAGAAAGCTGCCCTGCAAGAAGTCAACCGTCTCCGCGAATACCGTTCAACCCTGCTCTGCCTGGAATACACCCCGGAGGCTCCGAAATGAAAGCATGGCAGATAAAGGATCAGATCTTCTGGAGAATCCTAGGGTTCCTCTTGGTTTGGTCAGCAGACAAACAACCAATCGAGCTGCAGAAGATTGCGGCAATCCTCAAAACCGGGTTGACCCAGTATAGCGAGGCTGAATGATGACCACCCGCCCGCCCTTCCCCGAAGTCATTGACTCCACCATCATCGCATCCTTCCGCTCTTGCCCGCGCAAGATGCAGCTGGCCTACCTCGAACATTACAAGCCCAAGGTCGTGTCCGTCCACCTTCACGCCGGAGCTGCCTACGCCGCTGGCCTCGAAGCCGCACGGGAAGCTTTCTACCTTCACGGAATCCCGGAGCAAGAATCCGTCGCAATCGGCCTCGGCGCACTGATGAAAGCCTACGGAGACTTCGAGTGTCCTGAAGATTCCGCCAAGTCCCTCAATCGCATGATGGGAGCCTTCGAGTTCTACTTCGAGCGTTACCCTATGAGTTCAGACAAGGCTGTTCCCGTTACCCTCCCCGGCGGAAAGAAAGGGATCGAATTCTCCTTCGCGGAGCCTATCGACGCCACCCACCCAGAGACAGGAAACCCCCTCCTCTATGTCGGTCGCATGGATATGATCTGTGACTACGCAGGTGGCTGGTTCGGGGAAGACGACAAGACCACCTCCTCCCTCGGCGCATCATGGCCGAAGCAGTGGGACCTTCGCAGCCAATTCACCGGGTACTGCTGGGGTGCGGAGAAGGCCGGCTTCCCCCTTCAAGGATTCCTCGTTCGTGGTGTCTCCATCCTCAAGACAAAGTACGACACCATGCAAGCCCTGACGTACCGTCCAAAGTGGATGATCGAACGCTGGTACGAACAGCTTCTCCGCGACGTAGCCCGCCTCAAGGCCATGTGGGAAACAGGCTTGTTCGACTACTCCCTCGACCATGCTTGCACCGAGTATTCCGGCTGCGAGTTCCGCCAAGTCTGCCTGAGTCAAGACCCGGAACCCTGGCTGCGCGGCTCGTTCCAGCGGAAGATATGGGACCCAGTGAATCGCCGGGAAATCATCCTGGAGAATTAAGCCGTGTCCAATCCGTCTGGTAATGCGACTGTCTTATACATGGAAGGGGAATCAGTTGTCGGTCAGCGTGAAGTGTATTGCTGCGGTTACTCTCCGTCGGCTGGAATCTCAGTCTCCGCATACTGGCCGCACACAGCTTACTTCTGTCCGATCTGCGGGGAAATCTGGGGAAGGGCGATCTACTCTCACCACTTTGACTACAAGCCAATTCCCCAAACTTCCTGGATAGTCGAAACCCGCCGCTGCGTCAAGCATGGGGATGGAACCTTCCTCACCGGCCAGTCTCTCAATTGCTGCAGCACCAACCTTTTAACCCGCGAACTCCTCGCAATACTAGAAAATTGGAAAGAAGACTACGATGACTGAAACCTCCACCCCCTCCGCAACTACCCTGATGGGACCGAAGGTCCTCCTCGAAGGTCCGTCCGGTGTTGGCAAGACCCACGCCCTCGGAACCCTTGTTGATTGGGCAGCCAAGCAATCTCCCGCCATGCCGGTGTTCGTCCTCTTCACCGAGAACGGTCTGGAATCTCTCCTCGGTTACTGGCGCGACAATGGGAAGGAAGTCCCCGCCAACCTCCACTACCACGTAGCCATGACCAAGAGCCTCACCCTCGCCAGTCTCATGGACGGTGCAGACAAGGTGGGCAAGCTCTCCTACGAATCCCTTACGAAGATGCAGGATGGTGGACGCTCCCAAAACAATGCCTTCCACAAAATCCTCACGGCCTGTTCCAACTTCCCCGACGATCGTACCGGGCAAAAGTTCGGCCCCGTCGACTCTTGGGATTCCTCCCGCATCTTTATCATCGACTCGCTCTCCGAACTTGGAAACGCTGCCATGAAGATGGTCATCGGCAACAAGCCAACGGCTTCCCCTTCCGACTACGGCGTGGCTCAGAATAACCTGATGAACTTCCTCCGCCTATGCACACAAGGCATTGCATCCACCTTCATCATCACTGCGCACGTCGACCGCCAGACAGACGAAATCACCGGCGGGATAAAGCTAATGACGAAGGCAATCGGAAAGGCTATGGCGAACGACATCCCCCAGCTTTTCTCCGATGTCATCTACGCTGTCCGAGAAGGGACCAACTGGTACTGGGACACAGCAGCCGGTAACGTCGATGTCAAGACCAGGTCTCTTCCAATCTCTTCCAAGATCAAACCTGACTTCGCTCAGATCATGGACAAGTGGGCGAATCGGAGAGGGGGCTAATCATGGCTAAGGTTAAGTTGGGCAATCTCTGTGCTTACATTGCACCGGAGAAGGCAGGTCAGAAAGCCCGCTATCCACGAATCGGCACAGCTTTCGTAGACCATGACAACCACGACAGGGTTTCCATCATCATCGACACAATCCCCCACGCTGGTTCCGGCTGGACTGGTTGGTGCAATGTGTTCCCTGACAAGGAAGCCGACGACGACATTCCGTTTTAAGGCCCACGGGAGCCTCAATCCCTAGCACATTTCGCAGTTCAAACCGCAACATCCTATCAAGGAGCTTCAAATGGACCACTCTTCTTTCAATCCCGATACCTTCCTCGACGCCACCATGACCGAGCCGACCGAGAAGCGCCCGCCGCTTCCCGTAGGTGACTACACCGCAGTTGTCGGGGCTATCACGGCCCGTGCTTGGCAGGGTAAAGCTGACCCCACCAAGAGTGGTATCGCGTGGGATATCCCCCTGACGCTTGAAGTCCCGGCTGAAATCCAGGCCGAACTCAAGATGGACCAGTCCACGCTTCCCCTCAAGGATTCGATCATGCTGGACCTGACCGAGAACGGAACCATCGACAACAGCCCCGGCAAGAATCGCCGCCTCCGCGCATACCGTGAAGCCACGGACATGAACAAGCCCGGCGACGTGTTCTCTGCTCGCAAGATGGAAGGCAAAGTCATCAAGGTCAAGATCACCCATGACCTGTGGGAAGGCCAGCCTATCGAGCGTGTCTCCGGTGTCGTCGCTCTGTAATTAACGCAGCACCCAGGGGGAGGTTTCGGCCTCCCTCTTTTTTGGAGTCTTTTATGACTAAGAGGTTTATCAGTATCGACAGGCTGCAGGTTCCGGAGAATCGTCAGCGGAAAGAATTCAAACTCGGAGAACTCAACGAACTTGCTGCGAGCATCCAAGCCAACGGCCTGATTCACGCTCCCACCGTTCGCATCGAAGGTGACGAGTACGTTCTCTGCTCCGGCGAGCGTCGCCTCCGGGCAATCAAAGACATCTACGAACTCGGGGGAACCTTCCGATACGACAACGAGGAGGTAATCTCTGGCCTCGTCCCGTACACCTTCCTCGGTGATCTATCCCCGCTCGAAGCAATGGAGATCGAACTCGAAGAGAATATCCGCCGGACCGATCTGACCTGGGGTGAAAAGGCTTCGGCCACCGCCCGCTTGATGGAGTTCCGTCAGAGCCAAGCCCTCGCAACCGGCGCCCCCCGCCCGACCACGGCTGACCTCTCAGAAGAAATCCGCGGCTCTCGCTTCGGCTCTTATCAAGATGCCACCCGGAAGGAACTTATCCTCGCGGATAACCTCCACATCCCCGAAGTAGCCGCTGCGAAAACCGCCGACGAAGCTTTCAAGATTCTCAAACGAAAGGAAGTCACGGACCGGAATAAGGAAGTCGCAGCCATTGTCGGGAAGACGTTCTCCCACACGCTCCACAAAATCCACAACGAGGACAGTCTCGCTTGGATGTCTCAGTGCGCCCCCCTCACCTTCGACCTGATCGTGACGGACCCGCCCTATGGAATGGGAGCTGATGAATTCGGGGACAGCGGCAAGTCCGGAGAATACACGGAGCACGCTTACACAGATGATGAGCAAACCGCTCTCCGCTGCTACACAACCCTCGCAGAAGAAGGCTTCCGCATCACCAAGCCGGATGCTCACCTCTACGCTTTCTGTGACATCGACCTGTTCCAACAGCTCAAAACCATCTTCACTGAACGCGGCTGGAAGGTATTCCGCACCCCGTTGATCTGGTACAAGCCCTCCGCATTCCGCGCACCCTGGCCAGAACACGGCCCGCAGCGCAAGTACGAAACCATCCTCTTCGCAATCAAGGGGGATCGCAAAGTCAACAAGCTCTACCCCGATGTCCTCACCTACTCCCCCGACACCAACCTCGGCCATCAAGCCCAAAAGCCAGTCGCCCTCTACCAAGATCTTATCCAACGCTCCTACCGCCCAGGTGACAAAATCCTCGACCCGTTCTGCGGCTCTGGTCCGGTGTTCCCGGCAGCCCACTCCCTCAAGTGTGAGGCCACCGGCATCGAACTCAGCCCTGCCCACTACGGCATCGCAGTCGGGCGAATCCAAGATCTAGCCAACGGGCTAGAATCAATTGAACTGCTCTAGGGAAAATCAAAAATGACAATTGAAGCAATCATCGTAGACACCGAAACAGCCGGATTCACTACCCCGGAAGTAATCGAAATGGCTTGGGTGGAAGTCACGGAACGAACCTTCGAACGTGTCGAGCATATCAAGTGTGAACGCTACAAGCCCGTCGGGAAGATCGAACTCGGCGCGATAGCTACCCATCACATCCTCCCCTCCGACCTTGCCCTGTGCCAACAGTACACTCCGGATCAGCTCCCACCATCCACCTACCTTATCGGTCACAACATCGACTTCGATTGGGAGGTTCTCGGGAAGCCGCACGCCAAGCGTATCTGCACCCTCGCCATGTCTCGCAACATCTGGCCGGAACTCGACAGTCACAAACTCACAGCAATATTCTACCATATCCACGGCCTCAACTCCCTGACCCGTGACGTAGTAAAGAACGCGCACTCGGCCCTTCATGACGTAGCAATGACGCACCAGATTTTCAACTACATCACCGAGAAAGCTGGCCTGACTTCCCTTGAGGATGTTTGGAAGTTCTCAGAGATTGCCCGCATCCCTACCCACATGACCTTCGGCAAGTACAAGGGAAGTCCTATCGCAGATGTGGACAAAGGGTACGTCAACTGGTATCGCAAGCAACCCGATCCAGACCCTTACCTCCTGATGGCCTTCACCCGCGCAGGGAAGTAACATGACCCAGAGCCGGATGTCCTCCGCAGTCGAAGCCTCACTCAATGTGACCTTCGGCTTTGGCGTCTCTGTCCTAGCCAACTGGCTTATCCTCCCACACTACGGAGTATCAAACAAACTCGCAACTTCTATTGAAATAGGAATCTGGTTCACCTTTATAAGCTTTGCCAGGAGCTACATCCTGCGCCGATTGTTCGTGTGGTTACACGGAAAGGGAGTTCTAAAATGAGTCGTATGGGAACTGGGCAGCCAAACAGCCGCGTTATGATTGTTGGAGAGTGTTTCACGGAAGCAGAAGAATACAAGGGAGAAGCCTTCCTCGGAATGGGCGGAGAGAATCTAAACAAGATGCTGCATGAAGTCGGGATCATGCGGAGCGAATGCTATACAACTAACCTTTGCAATGCCCGCCCGCCGGGTTCCTCTATCTCTTCCTGGATTGCCGAGAAGAAGAAAGACATCACAGCTGGGCACACCCTCTGGAAGGGCAAGTACGTCACCCGTCAGATCATCGACGGTTATGAACGCTTGCTCCGGGAGATCGAACTCGTCAAGCCAAACGTCATCATCACCTGCGGTAACGCACCGACCTGGGCCTTGACCGGCGCCTGGGGTGTGATGAAGTGGCATGGCTCCCAGCTCAACATCGACGGGGACGCAACCAAGACCAAGGTAATCCCAACCTTCCACCCGGTTCAAATCCAGTGGGCCTATGACCTTCGCGCTATCATGGTCAATGACCTCCGCCGCGCAGCCCGCGAGAGCGCTAGTCCAGTCTACACCAATGTTCCCAACTGGAACTTCATCATTCGTCCCAGTTTCACCACCGCCCAGACAACCCTCCAACTCATCCTAGACAAGCTTGCCATTGAGCCAACCTGGATCACCTTCGACCTTGAAACCCGCGCAGGTCACATCGCCTGTTCCGGCCTCTCATGGACTCCGACCGACGCCATCTGTATTCCCTTTATGTGCGTGGAATCTATCGACGGCTACTGGGAACTCGAAGAAGAAGTCGCTCTCGTTCATCTAACCTACCGCATCCTCACCCACCCCAACGCGAAGGTCCGTGGCCAGAACCTCCTATACGATGCGCAGTATACCTACCGCCATTGGCACTTCGTTCCTCGCGTAGTCCAGGACACCATGATCTCCCATCATACCATGTGGGCAGGTCTCCCCAAGCGCCTCGACTTCCAAGCCTCGATGTATTGTGACCACTACGTTTACTGGAAAGATGATGGAAAAACCTGGACAAAAGATGTGGGCGAAGACCAGCTATGGTCATATAACTGTGTCGACTGCGTTCGTACCGACGAAGTGGGGGTTAAAGAACTTGCTTCGATCGAGCAAATGGGCCTGGGCGAAGTCGAGGAATTCCAGCAAGCGCTCTTCTGGCCAGTCCTCAAGGCTATGCAGATCGGTGTCAGAATTGATAAGAAAGCGCGCAATCTATTTGCGATGGAACTCCAGGAAGAAATGGAAAAACGTGAAGCCTTTTTCTTCCAGGTCCTGGGGCACCCGCTGAATCCAAACTCCCCTGTCCAGATGTCCAAGCTCTTCTACAACGACCTTGGCATCCCACCAATCATGTCTCGCGCGAAGAAAGGTTCGCCTCCCCACATCACCTGTGACGACGAAGCCCTGATCAAGATCATGAAGAAGGAGCCACTCACCCGCCCACTGATCCGGGCTATCCAAGAGTACCGTTCCCTCGGAGTGTTCCTTTCTACCTTCGTCATGGCAGCGCTCGACAAAGATGATCGGATGCGTTGTTCCTACAATATCTGCGGCACGGAAACTTACCGATTCAACTCTTCCAAGAACGCCTTTGGCTCCGGGACTAATCTCCAGAACGTCCCCAACGGCTCCGAAGAAGACGGCCTCACCCTGCCCAACGTTCGCAAACTCTTTATCCCTGACGACGGCTTCACCTTCTTCGATATGGACTTGGACCGTGCGGATATGCAGGTCGTCGTGTGGGAATCTGGGGAGGTCGCCCTCAAGGAAGCCCTCCGCAAGGGTGTCGACATGCACATCCTGAACGCGATCACTCTCGCCGGAAAAGAACTTCCCGATCTTGATTGGCTCTGTGAAGGACACCCTGAATATGACCGAATCAAAGCCCTCTACAAGCGAGAGCGTCAACTCGCCAAGGCCTTCATCCACGGAACTAACTACGGTGGTGGCGCCAGAACCATGGCCATTGCCGCCGGTGTTACTGTCCTACAAGCCGAGCGATTCCAGCGCATCTACTTCGGTGCCTACCCTGGTATTAAAGAATGGCACAACCGCACCGAGCAACAACTGAAAACAAAGCACTATGTCCAGAACGCTTTTGGCTATCGTCGTTATTACTTTGATCGCGTTGACGGCCTTCTCCCCGAAGCCCTCGCGTGGATACCGCAGTCTACCGTGGCTAATGTCATCGACCGAGCCTGGCTCAACATTCACAACAACATCCCGGAGGTCAAGGTCCTGCTTCAAGTCCACGATTCCCTCTGCGGAGAGTTCCCCACCCACCGCAAGGACTGGTGCCTTCAGCGCATGACCGAAGAGGCTCGTGTTATTGTCCCCTACGATGATCCTCTTATCATCCCAGTCGGTATCAACTGCTCTACGAAATCCTGGGGAGATTGTAAGTAATGTCGCGCCACTTCCCCTCCTGGATTGACGCCTATGTCAAGTATGCCTCTGTCACCGAAGCGCCCAAGCGTATGCACTTTTGGGCGGGTGCCTCCGCTATTGCCGGAGCCCTTCGGCGCAAGGTATGGATTGACATGGCTCGTTTCCAATGGCTCTGCAATATGTACATTGTATTCGTAGCTCCTCCCGGCGTCGTTTCAAAATCCACTACCACCGACATCGCAATGGACCTCCTGAAGGAAGTTCCCGGAATCAAGTTCGGTCCCGACGTTGTGACCTGGCCCGCCCTTGTCTCCGCCTTTGCCGCTTCGTCAGAGTCTTTCATCTACGAAGACGAATGGCACACGATGTCACCACTCACCCTTGTAGCTTCAGAAATGGGTTCCCTGATCAACCCACAAGACCGCGAAATGGTCAACCTCTACATCACACTCTGGGATGGTCGCAAGACCTTCGAGAAGGTAACCAAGATGTCAGGTAACGATACCGTCGAAGCGCCTTGGATCAACATGCTGGCTTGCACCACCCCTCACTGGATTGCCGACAACATGCCAGCAGCAACCATCGGTGGGGGCTTCACCTCCCGTTGCATCTTCGTCTATGCCGACACTAAAGAACGCTACATCCCGTTCGTAGATGAAATGGCTGACGACACGGACAGCGACACCCGCAAGAAATTAATCCATGACCTCGAACACATCTCTCTTAACATCACAGGCCCCTACAAGATAACCAAGGAAGCCCGCGAATGGTATCGCCCGATCTATGAAGAGTTCTGGACCAACGCCCGCGAACGTATGGATAACACTGTACTCGAAGGCTACGCCGCCCGGAAGCAAACGCACCTGTTCAAGACCGCCTTGATCCTCGCAGCATCCCAGCGTGACGAACGGGTTATAACAAAGGATGATTTACAACTAGCCACCGTCATGCTGGAAGACGTAGAGAAATCCATGGACAATGTATTCTCCCGCATAGGTCGTACCGAGGACTCGCTTCACGCGGAGAAGTTTGTTCAGTTCGTTATCCGCAAGGGTGGGGTTTCTTACGACGAGGCGTATCGGCTTGTGTATTCCCACTTCACCGATTTCCGGGATTTCGAAGGAGTTGTCTCTGGTGCGGTTCGCTCTGGCCAGCTCCGCCTCGAACAGCGTGGGGATAAATTCTGGTTGTATCCAGTCGGCGTAGCCCAGCATCGACCGGCCCCGCCCCCACCAGGAAAACCCTCGCCGTCATCTACGCTAGATCTGGTTGTTCCATGACCACGATACGCACCGATAACATGCCCACGAAACCCCGCCATCTGTCCGTGGAACTCCTCATAACCGAAGGCCTCGGATACTGCTGTGCCTGGGTTTTCTTCATGCGCTTCAAGAGGACAGCCCTGATTGCCGCCCGATTAGGGGTAACAACCAGGGCCGTTCGTTACGCTAAGGCTCGCTTTAACTCTGGCGAAATCAAGTGTAACAATTGCGCTAACTGCATGTGCAAGAAGCTCACCTGATCATGTAGCCTCGGGAGGTCCAGTCTTCTCGGATAGCATCCATAGCTTTCTGGACCGACCCCAACCTTCCATTGCGAATCATCATCTCTGCTTGGTTTCGAAGCTCCGTGGAAGTCTTCACCACCATCCCGTTAGGCCCGCCGACTGCCCGTCCCTGAGGGGAAATCTCAGCAGCCGGTTCCGACCGCGCACTGTCGCTCAGCCGACTTCCGGTAGCTTCCAGATACGCCTGATGTTCCCGCGCTCCCATAACGTCGACCTTCCCGAACACCCCAGCCAGCTTCATCGCATCCTCGGCTTGAGCCTGTTTCCACAGCCGATCTTCCATGTCCAGCTTGTCGGCCTCCGAAGTCAGCTTATCCCATGACATCCCATCCAGCGCGCTCTGGTTAAACGGGACTTCATTCTTGCTATACGTATCAAGCAAACTCATGACGTACTCCTTTCACCGTTCAGATAACAGTTCAGTCTTCCGCTGACTCCCCGACGAAGTCCCGAACCAGAAGGCAGTAATCCCTCCGGTCAGCAACCCACCGAAGATAGCCCCAAGCACCATGGCCCTGATATCATCAGAGAACCCTCCCCGATACAGCACTGCATACAAGGCCATGTAGACAAGGGGGAGCAGAGCCAGCGTAACCCACAATGCCGGGGCCATATAGGGCCTTCCCACCGGAGTCATCTTTTCTGAGAACTCCCGCGCGCCAGCAATCCCACCACCACCAGCTTCACCTGCCAGCGTATACCATTGGGCTTCCACAGCCTTCGCGTAGTTCGTCGTAAGCTCTGGACTCGACTGCAACGCAGCAACCGCACCTTCTGCCGTCGGCTGGTCTGTCACTACCTTTGCGATCTCCACCGCAATCTCTGCGGCTTTCGCGTTCTTTTCTGTCCGCTCCCCTCCGCCGCCAAAGATTCGGATTAAGGCTGGCGCGGCTTGAAGAAGCGCAGGAATTGCTGCAAGAGCGAATGGCCCCATGTTTGTTTCTCCTGTGTTGGTTGGCTGGACTTCACGAAAGGGATCAGCTGGTTGGCTGCCCCCTGTCCGGTTATTGAGAAAAGCTAAGCAAACGTTAAGTGGTTTTGTGGGCTGTCCATAGGGGGAACCCGGAAGGCTCGCCCACTCCCTATTACAGCGTTCGATTGCTGTGTCCCAATCCCCTTCGAGCACAGCAGGCAACGCCCGCCTACGTTCGATCAGGTAGATCGCCGCCCGATCCTGACTCGGTGGACTGAAGTCCGGAAGGTCAAGTGCTTTCTTGCACTCGTCCCAGGTCCGAGACAGGAATTGGTAGGCTCCCGCAGCTGTCGATGTAATCGGTTTCCCGCCAAGTGTCCTGGTAATAGCTACCCTTGGGTGATCTTCGAAGCGATCAATAGACCCACCACCAAACAGCGTGGAATATCCCGCACCTTCCGTAAATCGGATCAGCGCGAGGAAGGCTTGGGCGTTCGGGTTCTTCAGTGTGTTATCGTAATTTGTCATAACTTCACATGGTCCTTCATCCACCCGAAGAATAAAATAACAGGGGCTCCGATGTAAGTAATAACCTTGAGGAATGTAACTACCCCTTTTGATCTTTCCAGGATAGTCACAAGTTCCTCAACCTTGGGCCTAAACTCCTTCTCTTGTTCGATGTGTGATTGCAGAGTATTTTTCAACTCGTGCATCAGATCGCGAAGTTCGTTGTAGTCAGCTTCTCCCATTACATCACGCAACACCGATCTCACCTTCACCCTCGAGGGTAAGGGCGTTAGTTGTGCCAGCGCCGCCCACCAGGAAATCACCTGTGTCCAGTCTCAGCATTCCGTACCAATCGAGATAACTATTAGCCGGAACACTCTGCCCGCTGCCAATCACTTCCGTCCCTGCGACATTCCCGCCCGTGGCCCCAAGCCAGAGTGAGAACGTAGCTGCCGATGCCGTCCTGTTTGAAATCCGGATATGGCGGAGGATGATATAGGTGCTCGCATTCGGAGTTCCACCTGATGGGACAACCCCACCAGTCAACGTCGGGGGATTAAGCAGATTACTTGTAAGGGTTGTCGACAAAGCCAGAGGGCCGATTCGGATAGTCTTGTTTGCAGCCATTTTATTCTCCAGGTAAAGTTAAATTATTTCCTTGTACTGCATCACTATTCACATAGTCCAGGGTGGGCCAACATAGTCACTGACCGGATCATCCGTTATGAAAAAGAAGATCGGACTGAGTTGGGCTTCCTGAACCTTACTAACCACAGCCTGAGGGGGCATAGGAATAACTACATCCACATCCCCTTCCTGCACCTCCCCGTTCATGCCAGACATTGGAAAGGTTCCATGCGCCATTCCTTCTACCGCAGGGCTCGTCGCTACCTCATACGCCCTACTCACAGCCAGCGAGAGTTTGTAAAACCAATCCCTCCAGATCGGGGAATTCAGATCGGAAGAGTTAGGGGGTGGTGGGAATCGTATAGTCATTCTTTACCTCCCCACTCTTTACGCACTCCGCGCTTCCGTTCCCGATCAGCAGCCCGCTGGATTTTCACTTCCATCTTCTGCTCTGGTGTAGTCCCGTAAACCGGAAGACCGATCGACGACAGCACAGCCCGCTTACCACGATCAACCCCAGTGATCCCCGGTTGCGTAGCCGTATTCACGGTGAAGGGGAGTGCCGTCCTAGCCACATGCCCAGCAAAGTTATCATACTTCGGGGCCGTGTCGCCATAGCCAGACTTCCCAGACGCCAGATCAATCAGCATCTTCGGGGTAAATCCGAGTTTGTTGTAAGCAAATTTCACGGGGTCTGTCGCTGCATGGACAGCCTCGAACGTGTGCTTACCCGCCTGCATAGAAGTCCCATCCTCGAACTCGATACGCGTTGGGTCCTTGTTCTCCATCATGGAATGTCCGGAGGTTGCCAAGTTAATCCCATTCAACATGGTCAGCCAGTACAACGTCGACCGAAGAGCATACCGCCTATATAAATCAGTTGCGTTCTCCGGTTTCCACAGCCCTCGGAGGGTCCGATCACTTTCCCCGAATGCTTTAAACCCAGCCCGCAAAGTACTGACCGCCCAGTCTGGTGCGAACGCAAGCATCTGCGCAAACCGTTGACCTTCAGGCCCAGCAAAGTACATCCCAAGGTTCCGCCCCAACTGCGTCTTCGAATCCGCCGCGATCTGGAACCAGTTCAGCCCACCCGTCAGATCGTTCGCATAGGTCGCCACTTCCTTCGCAATCAGCTCGCGTGACTTCAATGGTATTTTCGGATTCCGAGCATGTGCCTCTGCATTCCTCAGCATCATGGTCTCGAACTCCTTCAGGAACACCGCACCCTTAATCCCGGCGTGGAGATAGTCCCAGGTCAGCTTATCCATCTTGCCGTTAACCCAGTCAATCTTATCCGTAACCGCGGTCCCGATTTTCAGCTCTTTTCCAACAAGCCTCGGCGTGATAGCATCAATACCCTTACCAATGTCCCCGATAATAGTCTTACTAACATCCATCGGAATCTGCATCGACAGGCCATTACGAATCCCTATATCCAGGGTATCACCAAGTCCCCCCTCCCTATACATCTTCAGGGCCGCATTGATCGGAGCCATATTCACACCAGTCTTGGTGGAATAAAAATCCTTCCCCATGGAGTTGATGTAAACCTCCATCAAGCTCTTCGCGTGGAACATGGAGCCGAAGACTTGTACCCGCTTGACCGCCATGGAAAGTCCATGAAGCCCCCTCGTCACCACATTGGGATCAGAGTTGTTCATCACGGTCTTCAGGCTATCCACAAGCTCCGCTTGCACACCATAGCCGGTCAGTTGCGGATGATTCAGCTTCTCGTACCCCGGAGGCAGATTCCCATTCTTATCCGCCCGAACCAGGTAGTCCATCCCGCCATCGGTCTTCGCTTTCTTCAGCGTATCCAACAACAGTTTGTTCTCGATCGCAGTCCGCATGGACTTCGTATAAAGCCCAACGATTTCCCCGATATCCTGGGTCTTGAGCTTGAGTCCAGACCCTTTCAGGGCCGCGTTAATCTCGTCGAAGGTTTCGTACTTTCCCTTCTTCCCGAATCGGGTGTTTGGAGAACCACTTGATCCACCCTCACTCGACTCGAAGATCTTCTGGAGAATCCCGCTCTCCTGCTCCAGCGACATCAGCGGGTCACGCTCGACAATATAGGAGACATAATTCTGCCGCATTCCCTTGATCACACTCGCGTCTTGAGCTTCCTTCCCAAGCGTATCCAGGAATTGACGAACATACTTATAAACCTGAACTTCTCTCGGAGCGAGTCCTTGCGCACTGCCTGCATCCAACGCCTCAGCAATCGCAACCCTGCGTGCAGGATCAGGCACCGCTGCATTTATATCCCTGATCATGTTGTCAGTGATTCTCTGCTGCGCCGCAATGTTCCCGTTTCGGAGGGAGATAAACGCATCCGTCGTAAGCTTCTTCGCCGCCGGAAGTGCGTTCTTTCCGAGGATGATTGCTGCTGCAACCGCGGCCCCGTAGACCGGGTCTCCGGACTTCCCTCCGAGATAGGTTCCGACACCCAGCACCGCACCAACACGCGCGGCATTCCAAGCAACCTGCTTCGGGGATATTGTCTTCCCAAGGCCAGCCAGAGTCCTCGGCATCCGCAGCAACCCTGCCCCGGCTATCCCTCCGAGGATCGCGCCAGCTACCTTTGAATCCCCTGCGAGAAGCCCGCCAACCAGCAACCCGCCACCAACCACGCCCATAGCGGCAAGCAACTTCGGATCAGCCTTCCCGTACTGCTGAACTCGACCTGCATGAGCCTTCGTTGGGACTTCGATCCAGGAGTGGCCGGCGGCATCGGTGACTTCCTTCCCGCCAAGGCCCTTGAGGTAAGTTTCGATATCGGTACGATAGCGGGAGTGGATGGAGGCGTGCTCAGGTTTAAAGCGAGGGCCCTCCGCCTTACTCTGGGCATTTTTCAGTCCGTAGTCAATAGTAGCCTGTGGGAGCACCCCCTCTTCCGCATTGCGCTGCCACCGATGGAGATCACCGTGGGCATCCGGCCACCCCTCCACCTTCGCCACGGTATCAGCGGTAGCAAACCGCACCACATCCCCGCCTTCCTGCGCAGTCTTCGCCATCTCCTCCCGGATCAGTCTTCGCGGCCAGTGCTTGAGCATTGGGCCAACTTGGGTAGTAATTGCTTGCTCGCCGAGTTTAGCCTTAAGTTCAGCTTGCTTTACACGATTCACATAATCATAATCTGTAAATTTATTGGACCAACGCTCCGTTGTTATACCTTCTAATGATCTAGTACCCCTTTGGAGATAGCCCCAAACTCGGTCAGAAGAGATGATCTGTCTCTGTACTGA